AGTACCCACCCCCATCCCAGTATCCCTCGGCCTTCTCCATGCCCCCGTCCCCCCTACTGCGGTAGTCCATCTCCGGCCCCCTCCCCCTCCTCCTCGTCCGTTGCTCTATTCACCTTCCCCATCTTCCCTCCATCCAGCAGGTGGCCGAAGTTCTCCTCCAGCCGCTCCAGGTGCTGGTCCCGGAAGAACCCTGACGGCATTTGCCGGGTGGCGGATATCGCTCTGGAAATTGTCCTCAGAGCTTCCGCCCTTCCACCCTTCTTCGCCAGCAGTTCCTGTACCCTTTTCTGCACCAGCTGGAAGTGGTCGTCGAATTCCTTCTCCTCCATGGTCGACCGGACGTATTCCGCCTCCATCCGGATCAGCGCCAGGGAATTTCTACAGTTGTTCGGCATGGGGTGGGACTTGGTAATCTCCTCCAGCCATTCGAAGTGCCGCATCAGGGCGTGGCGGACCAGGTCTGAGGGAGTGATGTAGGGAAATTTCCTGCTGGTCACGATCTGCTGCATGTGCCGCTGCATGCTGGCGGGGAAGCGGAAGTGGTACATGACGGAGTGCCCCTTGGTATCGCTTGCGGGGACGATGAATTCGGACTGGTCGAACATCGAGTCGTTGTTGTCAAACGCAGACGGGTCGAAAGCCATGTGGCGAAGGCTCCTTTTTCTTACTAAGTCTGCTTGTGGGTCAGGGCGTACGGGCGGGAGGCTGCGGCAGGATGACACTTCGTATATCAGGGGGCGTGCCGTCTGTGCCGTAGCGGGCCGTCGTCGTCCGGATCATGAGCGGACCCAGTATACCAGATACCGGCCTCCCCGTCAATATCTGAGCCGACACCGGGCCGGGTAGCCGCCTCTCGTCTCCTATCCGTCCTGCAACGTCGTGCCGCCTTCCTTCAACCGTCCGGATACGGCTGGGGCCTCGGTAGCCGTCCTTCGCCAGCAGGACGCCCCGAGGCCCCTTCCGCCCGTCGACGGTCTACTTACTTTGCCGTCAGCGAGTTGGTGCAGCTCCATCCACCCTTCGCCAGCTCCCGGAACGCAATCTTCTCTCCATCCTTCCCCAGCATCTTCCGGACTTCCGGGTCCGTGGGCTTCATCTCTCCCCGTTCGACCTTCAGCACGCGGGACTTGTAGGTGGAGTCGTGACCCTGTTTGAACTTCCCGGCAACCAGCGCCCCGCAGCCGCAGCCGCAGGGGTTGTCGGCCTTCTTGGCCACCTTCGCCTTCTTTTCAGCACGTGGCTTGGCTGCTTTCGCCTTGCCCTTCTTTACCGCTTTCGCCTTCTTCATATCTTCATCAACCTCCTGATTCGAATTTTCCTTCTCGTTGCGGGTCTCTATCATCCCCACCCCCTCTGGCCCGACTTCCGCCAGCTCCATCTTCTGGAACACCGGATCGGGATAGGTCTGGATCGCCGGGAGCTTAACCTGCTGCCCGACGGCTTCGTCGTAGATCGACTGGACCTTGTCTCGAGCGGAACAGGACTTCTCCACCGGACCGTCTACCTTCAACAGTTCCCCTAGGCTCTGGACGGCGAACCGCCACCTGAGGAGAAGAGCCTTGGTCTTGGGGTCCGTATGCCGGATCGAACTGGTAGTCTCCCCGTTCGCCTTGCCGTTTCCATTGGTCTTTTGCTCTGCCTGTGCGGGCTGGGCAGAATTCGCAGCCTTTCCATTTTTCGACTTTCCACTTCCCTTTATTCCTCGGGGCATGTCCTTTTCCTCCTGTAGTTGTGCTAAGAATTTTTCGTCCACTCCGACGTACTCCACCGGGCAATCCCCTGCCCAATAGGTATAATTCGACTTTCTACTCTGGAATTCTACCGCCTCCCCGTCCGCCGTGGTCATGGTAACCTGTTTCGACCCCCCGTCCAGCCGTACTTGCACGGACCCCTTGAACTGGTCCGCCACCACTCCCGTGACCACCCGGTGGGGGAAGGAGCAACGGAAGCGGGAGCCGACCGGGAGACTGTCGAGACGGTACTCCGGTTGACCTTTCGACCATCCGCTGGGATTGGGGGCTAGCTGCACGGGGCCGCCTCCTTCCGCTGATATCGGCCTTCGTCGGCGTTCAGCGACCGGATGGCGGCATTGAATCGGCCAACAGAAGTTTGCTCTAGGAGCCGCGCTGCTATCTCAATTGTTCGGGTGCCGTTCGGGTAGGTGACGATGTAAGACTTCATTGCGCGTAGATCGGCGGCCATTGCCGCCTTTCTCACTTTCGCTCGTTCTGTTGCTGGTGATGCCATTTACTGCCTCCTTTTCTGGTACCTGCCAAACCAAACTGAATTGCACAACAATTCTACTACAAATCCGAACCGTTTGTCAAGTATTACGACTCGGTTAATTGGTTACCAGCCGATTTCTGCTTCCCTTCTACAAACCCTTTGCTGGTAATGAACCTCAACTCCTCCAAAGACCGCGTGAGGGCGACGTACTGAAGATTCCTTTCCTGTTGCTTGGCCTCCGGCGTACGGGCGAAGCGCGAAGGCATGAGGTCCCAGTCCAAGATCCAGATCCGCCTTGATTCGGTCCCTTTGCTCTTGTGGATGGTCGAGAGCATCAGGCAGCTTCCCACCCCGTTGTCCGTGAACATTCCCTCGATCCTCTGCACCAGATGGTCCGTGGTCGATCCGGGGTCTAGAGCCTCGATGAACACCTGGAGGGTGTCGTACTGGTCCTGCAGCCGCTGCGCCAGATCCTCCTTTCGCTTCTGCAGCCAGTCCCAGGTCTTCTTCGACACGTACTCGTCGAGCTTCGTCTGGAACTTGTCGAGATCCGCCTCCTTAAACCGCCGTACCAGTGCTACCAGCCCCTGCCCGATGTCCCGGCCCCGGACTTTGCACGGTACCCCGTCCCGGAGGAGACGGAAAGCAAGCTCGATCAACGGTTTCGAATTTCGACAGATCACTAGATCCGTCCCCTGGAAATCGGTCGCTGAATACTTCGCCCGGATCTCCACCACTCCATCCTTCGCCTGCTCGTGGCTCCGGATATGAGTGACGAACCTCTGAGCTTCGGCGACCACCAGTTTCGGACACCGGTAGGAAATAGTCAGCGGCAGCTCCTGACAGTTGAAAGCTTCCTTCAGCTCATCCATCGAGTTGTGCCCCGCTCCACGGAACATGTAGATGGCCTGGTTCGGGTCTCCCACCGCTATCAACCTTCCGTTTCCCTTCAGCGCTCTTCTCACGATCACCCGCTGCACCATATTCAGGTCCTGGGCCTCGTCGACGAACAGGATGTCGTTCTGCCAGAACCTTGCCCCAGTAATGACGGGCATGTACAACTGGTCGTCGAAGTCTATCAGGTGGCGGGAGACGGCTATCGACTGGGTCAGGATCTTGCGGGCGTACCGGGCGATAAGCTCAGCCTCCGATGGCTTGTCGACGTCCGCCTCCATGTCTATCCCATATCTCTCAACAATGTCCGACCAAACGTCGTCCGAATCCGGGATCAGACCGTCGTACTCCCCGGCTCCATCCAGATCCATGGGAACTATCCCGCAGGCTTTCGCCACCCCGATGAGCCGGGGCATTCCCTTGCTCAGCAGTCCGTAGAACTGGTCCGGGATCTCGGTCCGGCACAGTTCCCGGGTCTTGTTCGCATCCAGCCGCAACCCGGTGGCGTCCCCGCCAAGATGCCTGCGCCACGCTCCGAATCCTAGGCTGTTCATAGTCTGCGCCCGGACGTGACCGGGTAGACGCTGCTTTAACTCGTCAGCGATGGACTTGTTGAAGGCGACGAACGAAGCGGAAATCCCTTGAGGCAGGCGCTTGGCCGCTTCCACTATCGTTGTCGTCTTTCCGCTACCTGCGACTGCTACGACGGTGGCTGACCCTTTCCCCTTCTCCACGAAGTCGAAGATGGCCTGCTGAAAGGGGGACCACTGGCGGCTGCCGACTGCCGCCTCCGTCTGCGTATGTTCCTGTTCGGGGTTGGAATCGGGGGTGGAGGAGAAGGATTGTGGGCGGATGTTCACCATTTCTCGGTCCCTCCTTGGGACCTGTACAACTGTCTACGATTCTACCATCACCCGAACCGTTTGTCAAGTATCCCCAGCTGGTTACCGTTCCCGCTCCAGCTTTATCTCCCCCCGGCGTACCGCAGCCGTCAGGTAGTCCAGCACCGTTTGCACCTTCCCTGGGTCCCCGTCCCCGCAGATCTCGCAGGAGTCGAACGTCGGAATCTCCCGGCGGCTGGCGAGGACGACGGTCGACAGGGGAAGGTCCAGTTGCGCCGTCCACTTCCCCTCCCCCCTCAGCCAGCCGACTTTCCTCAGATCCACCAGACCGTCTACCGCGTGCTGCACCTCCTTTTTTGTCCATCTCCGGGGCTGCGGCACACCCTGACCAGCAAGCTCTATCGACAGGCGAAACTGCAAGTCGGCGGTGCACCCCGGACCATCCGTCTTGAGACTTTCCATGATACAGATCTGGAGATCCGTGAGGCCGGAGTATTCGGCAACCAGCTGGGATTCGACCTTGGACTGGTTCATAGCTTCACTCCATTCAAATTGGGCACTTCCGCCGCCTTCTTGGCCAGCAAGTGGATGGCGGCGGTCAATGGATCGTTCTCGTTTGTTATCCGGGTGGTGGCTTCCGCCGCCCCGTTGGCGTACATTTGCCGGATCAAGTATCCGGCGGCGTCCGCCACGATCTCGGCTGGCCGGTCGGCCTTGGGATGGCACTGGCTGTTGCGCCGTTCGATCTCGGCCTGCAGCGCCCGGTACTCCTCGCAGCGGTGGTAGTTGAACTTCAGGGCGAACAATCCCTCGGGGGCCGGACCCTGGCCGCGCCACAGCGGGCGGCGGCAGGCGGTCTGAACCGGCGCCCACTTGCCGGACTTGAACTGGACCCAGGCGAGGTCGGGGCAGCCGCAGCGCTTGCAGCGGACGAGGTCGCGAGGGGTGAGGGGGACGACAGCATTTCGAATCGGATTGGTCATTCGGCAGTACCTCCATCTACCCCAATTCTACCACATCCCCTACAGTCGGGCAAGTATCCTGAATGTGACAAGAATGTGTCTCACATTCCGATGGTAATGTTACAAGGGATGTTACAGGGACTTGGACCGGGATCGGTGCGGGCGGAATCTACCTACCACCACTCTAGTGAATTCCTCAAAGCTAATGCCTAAGGTATTCGCCATGCGCATCGCGAGTTCGGCGCTGGGCTGCCGCTTCCGGTTGAAAATCCGGGAGACGTACTCCGTGTTCACACCCAGTCTCCTCGCCAGTTCCCCTAGTGTAAGTCCGGGAGCCAGCTTGTGGAGCCTGGGGTTCCGTCTCGGTGGGTGGGAAATTCGCCTGTGTAGAGGGCGGTCCGGGGACGCAAGGGAAAGAGGTGTAGGCAAGCCCCGTGCTGCCTTCCCCTTCCTCACCATCCCCGGATAGTCCCGTTCCGATTTCCTAGCGGATTTCGTCTCGGGATTGACGTTCGGGCTGCTCATGACCCCTCGTCGGCCTACCTTACGGTCAAGTATACCCCAGGCGAACGTCTCCGGTCAATACCTTCCTCCCCCTTCTTCCGCTTCTCCTGGGTAAATCTCCAAACGTCAGGATACAGCCTTCCCCGTATTGACAAGGAGACTTTCTCCTACCCCTTCCCCGCCCGATCTATTGACACCCCCTCCCCCCACGTGGTACCTTCGTAGCTGGAAGCAGTCTCCGCACCCAAACAACTAACTCCTTGGCGTGAGTCTCCTCCGTCCGGTGCAAGAGTTCGGTTTCCCCTTCCCCTTGGGGAATTCGAAACACAAGGGCGATCCCTAGCTAGGTTACTTTCGAGATGCGAATAGGCGCTATCCTTCCTCACCACGATCCCCGGATCGACCCCCCTTCCCACTACTTTTCCGCTTCCACCGCCGCCGCCCTCTGCGCCGAGAGAATTTCCCAGGGGTGGTCGGTGAACGGTGTCGAACGTCTCCAGTTCGCCGCCACCCGAGTCTCCAAGTTCCTCATCCATCTTCATACGCTTGAGCCTATCTCCAGTATCCGCCACCGCTTCCAGGACAAGTCCAGTCGACTGGCGAAAGTCCCCATCCCCCGCCTCCTTCCCCCTCTTCCTCCCCAGAACTTGGACCTAGCTTATCCGGAAGCCTGGCGGACCACTTCCGGTCACCCGCATCACGCATTTCTAGAAGGCAGACTGGTGGCTGCCGACTTATGAGTATGAACTGGTTTAAGCCTAAGTCCAGACGTCGACCGTCTACCAACCTTCTCCGTTTTCCCAGGGAGTACGATCACTCGTTAGTCGTCCGTGGCCGGTCGATCATCTACCGCACCCGTGAGATACGGCTGGAGAAGGCGGCTGTAGCCTATGCCCAGCGAACCCTAGTTCCACCTTCTCCTTCAAATTCCCGTGCCATCTAAGTCCAAATCCAAGTCGAAACCAACTAAGAACAAGGGACAATTCTCCTCCACCCACCGCCCGAAGACTCGTCCCATCCCCAATTCCCGCTCCACCGCTGCCCTGCGCCGCCACCTCCCCCGCGAGTCAAGCCTTGTCAAACTCCCCCTGGAGAATTCCACTCCCGAACTCGAATCCTGCCTTCCACAGGAACAGATATTCGTACGCGCCTGGATAGCGAGCGGATTCAAGGGGAAGGACGCGGCCCTGGAAGCAGGATACAAGGCCCGGTGGGCGGCGGTAGCCAGTTCCCGCTTATTGGCCCTGGACCGGGTGCAACTGGCAATAGCCAGCCTCCTCTCCATCCAGTCGGCAAAGTACGCCCGACAGGCGGATGCGGTGCTCCAGGAGCTGGACAAGGACGCGTTCTCCAACATGGCTAACTACATCGACCTCGACCAGAACGGTGCGCCATACGTCAATCTGGCGAACTGCACCAAGGACCAGTTTGGACGGATAAAGAAGGTGTCGAGCGAAGTGATAGAGAGGGAGCCGACGAAGGTAGATAAGGAGACCGGGGAGGTCGTCCGTCCGGGATTCCTGGTACGGAAGACCACGCTGGAACTTAAGGATAGCCAGAAGGCGGCGGAACTCCTTGGGAGACATTTCAAGCTGTGGGGGGACGACAAGATTCCGGGAGGGGGAGCGGCAAACTTCCTAGTTCCGATAGTCAACGTGACATTCCAGACGCCTGGCGACAGCGGACAGTCTCCAGCCCCTGTCCCCGCTTCCCCTGTGCCAACGATCGATGTAAAATTTTTAGAGGGTGAGACGAAGTAAAAATGTCGGCCCTGGCTCAATCCACCCTTAGTCCCATCCGGCAGCCTCAGGTCCAGGCTGCCTTCCCCGTCTGGGCACAAGGTCTGTTTCGACCCAAGAGGTACAAGGTCGCCTACGGGGGCCGTGGAAGTACGAAGTGCCTCGCTCTAGGGACACGTGTCATTATGGCCGATGGGGCTCTGCGCCCAATTGAAGAGGTACGGATGGGTGAGCAATTAATGGGTCCGGACTCCCTTCCCCGCAATGTGTTGTCGACCACGCGGGGGTTCGGGAAGTTGTACAAGGTGCATCAGACTTCGGCTATGGACTACGTGGTCAACGAGAACCACACCCTATCGCTGCGCAAGTCCGCCTCCTCCGGCCAGCCACGCGGAATGAACCCGAGTACTGGTAGATACCGCTGGCCAAATGGGCGTTATCCATCGTGGCCAGATATCACCAATATTGGTATTCAAGGCTGGATGTCACAATCCAAGCGTTGGCGTGCCCACTTTCGTGGATGGCGCATCCCTTGCCGCGTAGCCCGCAAGAAGATTAAGAAGGAAGACGTACATAAGAACAAAGACTTCCTGTTGTCCGAAGTCAACGTAACGCCGTACGGCACAGGGGAATTTGCGGGTGTAGCGCTGGACGGAGACCAACTGTTCTTGTTAGAAGATGGAACAGTAACGCACAATTCCTGGTCCATCGCCCGCGCCCTTCTAATCCTCTCTGTCCAGCGCCCTCTCCGCATCCTCTGCGCCCGCGAACTGCAGAACTCCATCGAGGAGTCCGTCCACCGCCTTCTTTCCAACCAGATTCATCTCCTGGGATTCGACAAGTTCTTCGATATCCAGAAGCAAGGGATATACCGCTTCCCTTACCCTACCGAATCCGGTCCGAAGCGCGGGTCAGAATTCATCTTCTACGGGATCAAGTCGAATACCAACAAGGTGAAATCGGCTGAGGGACTGGACATAGCTTGGGTAGAGGAAGCGGAAAAGGTCTCGGAGGACAGCTGGAACATCCTGATCCCCACGCTACGTGAACAGGGGTCGGAAATCTGGGTAAGCTTCAACCCGGATGAGGAAACGGACCCGACGTATCAACGGTTCGTGGTCAACGCTGACGACATTGGGCCTGACCGCCTGTTCCTTGCCCAGGTTAACTGGACCGAGAACCCGTGGTTCCCCGAGGATCTTCGCCAGGAGAAAGACTTTCTCTACCGCGTGGACCCGGAGTCTGCCGCCAACGTCTGGGGCGGACTCTGCCGCCAGAATATGTCTTCCCAGATCTTCCGTGGGAAGTATTCCATCGCCGATTTCACCCCACCCCCTTCCGACGCCCCCGCCGACCAGCAGTGGGATGGTCCGTACTACGGAGCGGACTGGGGATTCGCCCAGGACCCCACGGTGCTGATGAAGATGTGGATAGACGGACGAAAGAATAGACTGATGATCGAAAAGGAAGCTTGGAAGATCGGGCTGGAGCTGGATGACACCGCCACCTTTTTCTACCGGGCGATGCCCGAGGTCGTCGGGCGAATGATCCGGGCGGATTCCAGTCGACCTGAGACCATTTCCTACGTCGGTCGTACCTCTGGCGAAAATATCAAGAAACAGACCGGGGACGACGCCCACCTGATGATCGAGGAAGCTGAAAAATGGCCGGGGTCGGTAGAAGACGGCGTGGCGTTCCTGAAGAAGTTCGACGAGATCGTCATCCACCAGACGAATTGTCCCCATCAGGCGATGGAGGCTAGACACTACAGCTACAAGCGGGATAGATTGACGAGAGACGTTCTCCCGGAGATTGTGGATAAGAACAACCACTGCTGGGACGCCGATAGATACGCCCTGACCCCGATGATCCAGGGAGCGGGGACGCTGGGAGTGTGGGCGAGGCTGGGACGGTAAGAAGGCGCTAGGCGAAAGTCGAATGTCGACACGGATAGACAGCTTCATGGAAGTCGACCACCGGGTGCCGGACGGATTCGTAGTCGTGTTCCCGTCCTTCTACTGCCCGTCCCCCTCGCCGTCCGGCTACAACTTGGGGGAAAAGCTGGAAAAAGCGCTGGCGCTGAGAGATAAATACTTGACACAGGGGGCGGGAAACGGTAGACTGGAGAAGGAGACTGGAGACCGAAGATGACGAATCAGAATAAAAATAGAGACGCCTACGGCCCGGTGGCTCCGGGATTGACGCTCGGAGACGTACAAAGGGCAAACGACGAGGCATACGGACAGGGGCAGGCGACAGCCTACGACTCCGGCTCCCACCCGACTGGCCACTCACAGCTCCACGGGACGGGGTATGAGCAGGCGATGAGCCGGAAGACCGGGGCAAGCATACAACAACTGAGAAAGGAACAGGCGGAGGCCGAAGCGAAAGAGAGGAAGCGCCCGCGAGTGGTCCGGTCCAGCAATCGTCGCCACCCGGCGGGATTGCCGACGTGGAACGACTCCAACATTTCCGAGTTGAAGAAGGACCTCGGGGAGTTCCTGTCGGAGGAGGCGAAGGAAAAGGAACACGGCGGCAAAGGGAAGTCGACAGATGTCGCCCATCCTCCCGGCGGCGGGCAGGAGATAAGGAACAAGGAGGGTAAGAAAATAGTCGCCCATGACGACAGCAACCGCGAGGAGATCGGCCAGGCCAATTTGCGCCGAATCAAGGCCGGATTATCGCCAAGCCTGCGGTCGACTATCCGTACTCCATGGACATCCAAGAAGCCCGGCTCCAAGCCCATTCTTCCCAAAGGAATGGAGAAGTCCATCAAGCACATGAACGACACGGCGGATTATCAACCGGTCACCGACATGTCCCTCTCCGACATCCAGGCGGCCAACGACGCGATGTGGAACCCGAAGACGGAAGAACACCAGAGCATGGCTCAGGACGCAGGCGACGCCAAATTTGACCCAGGAATTACCAAAATCTTAAAAAGTGCCCTCAAGAAGAAGCACGCCTCCGGGGCCTCATACATGGGCCACATTGCAAAAGAGAAAATAGAGCGTGGGGACCCGGATCAGGCCGGTTCTTACGCGAAAGCGGCTGCGCACTACGGACACAAGGCAATGTCCAACAGTCTCAAGAAGTTGGAAGATTAGTTTTTAGACTTTCTACTTTAATTCCTCCCACAGCCTGTGTCTAAAGTCTCCGCCAAATCTCTAGCCCGTTCCGCCTCCGCCGAGGACCAGTCGACTTTCTGATGCCTATCCGCCCTGAGAATCGCCAGCAATACAAGCAGGAGGCCCGCGCACGCCGGATGTTGGACTTTGCTCATCTCGCCACTTCTCCGGGTCGGTACTTTACAGGAGAACCGTGCTTGAATGGTCACATCGCAGAGCGGCGATTCGCGACTGGTGTCTGTGTAGAGTGTGGCCATATCCATTCGGTAAAGCGTCCGTATCGGGACACCAGTGCCTATCAGCGCAACTATTACCGTCGTGACAAGCAGCGAAGGATCGTTGCTAACCGAGAATGGAAACGGGCTAATCGGGACCGTGTAAAGGAGCAGCGCCAGCGGGCGATTGAGCGTGACCCATATCGCATTCGCTGTCGCGGGGCCGCCGCTACTCGCAACCATCGAGCATTGAAGCGGGGCGCAGAGGGTCACCACACCCCTGACGACGTTCGCTTGCTCATGATTCTACAGGACGGGAAGTGTGCCGCCTGCCCAGCCACTCTCCACAAGTACCACGTTGACCACGTCATCCCATTGTCGCGGAATGGCAGCAACGGGTTCGAAAACTTACAACTTCTCTGTCCGCCGTGCAATGAGTCGAAGGGTGCGCGGACAATGGAAGAGTGGGCGGCGATTCGATGAGAGCGTCAGCCAAAGGGATTGCAAAGACAGCTGCAGCCGAAGATAGACGCATGCGGAAAGCGGCGGACAAGGCTGGAGGGATACGGACTGTTGATTCGTTCCAGAATTTTGCGGCAGGACTTGGAATTGGAACCGATAATATATCATCGGGGGGGACCTACGGATTCCTTCCGATTTCTCGGGTTCGTACTCTCCTTGAGTGGATACATCGCGGTTCCTGGCTTGGCGGTGTCGCCATCGATCTGGTCGCTCAGGACATGACCCGTGGCGGGGTCGACATCCGTGGTGACGTGGAGACGGAGGACATCGAACATCTGGAGCGTACCGCCCACTCCTTAGGACTTTGGAATTCGATTTGTGACGTGGTGAAGGCCAGCCGCCTTTACGGCGGGGCCATCGGAGTCCTCCTGGTCGACGGCCAGCGCATGGACACCCCCCTCCGTCCTGAAACGGTCGGCAAGGGTCAGTTCAAGGGGATGGTGGCCCTGGACCGCTGGTCGGTAGAACCATCCCTCTCCGACCTCATCACCGAACCGGGTCCGAACATCGGACTCCCGAAGTTCTACACGGTCAATACCGAGTATCCCGCCCTCCGTGGCCAGAAGATTCACTACTCCCGCTGCCTCCGTCTGGTCGGGATAAAGCTTCCCTACTGGCAGGCGGTGATGGAAAACCTCTGGGGCATTTCGGTACTCGAACGCATCTACGACCGGATGCTGGCTTTCGATTCCGCCACTCAGGGGATGGCTCAGCTCGTCTACAAGTGCTGGTTCCGTACCCTTTCCATCGAGAATCTCCGGGAGATAGTCGCCTCAGGGTCATCCCCAGCCCTCAAGGGCCTGATGGCCCAGGTCCAGATGATGCGGCAGATGCAGTCCACCGAGGGCATCTCCCTCCTCGACATGAAGGACAAGCTGGAGGTCCAGCAGGTCGGGTCCATGACCGGTCTGGCGGAAGCCGTAACCTATATCGGGCAGCAGCTCTGCGGCGCTCTCCAGATTCCCCAGGTCCGGATGTTCGGCGTCTCCCCTGCTGGTTTGAACTCGACTGGGGAAGCCGACTTGCGAACCTACTACGACAACATCAAGCAGTCGCAGGAACAAGACTTAAGAGTTCCCGTGACGAATGCCTACGTCCTGATGATGCGGTCGGAGGGGATTAAGGTGCCGGAAGGGTTCACCCTGGACTTCCGCTCCCTCTGGGTGCTGTCGGACAACGACAAAGCTGCCATCGCCGCTCAGGATTCGACCAACATTCAGGGCCTGGTTACCGCCGGGATCTACGATCCCCCCACCGCCCTCCGGGAGATTCGTCAGCTGTCGAAGGTCACGGGGAGAGGGACCAATATTACGGACCAGGCTATTGAGCAGGCGGAGGCGAACTGGGAAGAGCAGCAGGAGATGCAGAGGGCGGAACAGGAACTGGCCCTGGCCGGTGGGGAGCAGGAGTTCGAACAGTCCGGTGAGGAAGGGGAAAGGGCCGAGGAAGCGCACAAGGCGGAGATGGAAGACCGGAAGGACGAGAAGGGGGATAAGGCGAAAGGTGCCAGCGCCAAGGGAAAGTCCAGGTCGAAATTGAAGGTAAAAGTTAAGGTAAAGCCTAATGGGAAGGCGAAGGACGGCTGGTCCGGACTGACGGTCGACGCCCTCCGGAATTCGCACAAGGGACCGATGTACTACGCCGGGGAGTGGATGTAAGTCGAATGTGGCTTGACCCCAACGGCTGGAACTGGAAGGACTGGATGATCTTCCTCTTCATTTTGTTCGGCATCACCTTTCTACTCTTCCTCTATCTGGCGGACTGGTTGGTATGATTAGCGGCGCGGGTTCTAACGGGTGGTTACTCATCTCGCTGAACGGGGAGATGGGAGTGCCAGAGCGGGGCGCGGACGTACAGCCGGGTGAAAAGAAGACCGGGACCGCGCCCTTGATAATTACGGTCTAGCCGGGTACAGTTCCCCTACCCCATCCTCATGCGTTTCTACACCACTGAACAGATCGGACCTACCCGCTTCCTTACCCCGGAGGGATTCCTCGTCTGCAAGGACGTGGTCCTCGCCCGCACGGGAACGATGATCTACGGCCCCCATGAGACCCCCGTTGCCCCCGGTCCCGATGGCGTGGCTCACATCACCCGCACGGAGAAGGAGGTCTTTCGACCGGAGACGGTAGACAGCTTCAACGGCAAACCCTTTGTCGACAACCATCCGCCGGTGGACGTCGACCCGGAGAACTGGTTGGAATTCTCGAAAGGTTCCGTCCTGGGACCGCATCGCGGGACTGGCGACTTGCGGGACTGTCTGGTCGGCGATTTAATCGTGTACGACAAGTTCCTGATCCAAGAGCTGTCTACCGATGGGGGGGACGGGGGAAGTGGGAAGAGGGAGCTGTCCTGCGGCTACGACGCCAAGTACGCCCAGACGGCACCCGGCGAAGGTTTCCAGTACGACATCGTGGGCAACCACGTGGCTCTAGTTGAAAAAGGCAGGTGCGGGTCCCGGTGCGCCATCGGGGATGCGGCTTACTCTTCCCCGGTATCGATTTTAGCAGTAGAAATACCAGAAGCTCCACTCTCAATAAGGAGAAGAATTATGAAATGGTTCGATAAACTCAAGAAGGCTGTCGACAGTGGAGATCAAGCTGCTACTGCCGCCGTCATCGACGAGATCGCTGAAGCCGGGTCCGGGGCGAAGTCCGAGACCCACGTGCACGTTCACACCGTTGATAAGAAGACTGACGATGCCCACGGGGCCGCCTGCGACTGCAAGGACTGCAAGGACAAGCGGACTGGAGACAGCGGCAAGACTATGGATGCCGCCATCGATGCCCGGTTCAAGAAGGTGGAGGACGGTCTGGCCGCTCAGGCTACCGCCACCGCCGACCTCAAGACCACGCTGGACAAGGTCGCCGCCGCCGTCCTCGACGAATCCTCCGAGGAGGAGTACGAGGAGGGGGACAAGGAGGAGGAAGAGGAAGATTCCGACAAGAAGCGGTCGAAGGACGGTCATGAGATCGAGTTCGAAGCGGAGGCTCCCGAGGGAACGGGGGACAAGGCGTGGAAGGTAACGGACAGCCGCTACCTTGTGGATAGTTTTGAACAGACCATCGCCCTGGCCGAGATCATTCTCCCCGGCGTTTCGGTGCCGACTGTCGACTCCTCAGCCCCACGGAAGAAGACCTTCGACCAACTCTGCGGATTCCGCCGCCGCGTTCTCGATCAGGCTTACACCCAGGACGTAGAGGTCCGGGACTTCGTCGACTCCGCCTTCCCCCGCCTGAAGGTGGGCGACAAGAAGACCCCGTGCTCCCGCGTCCGGGACGCCTTCCTTGCCGTCGGCAACTTCAAGCGGGCGCAGAACAACGATTCGGCGGGCACTGGTCCGGCCTCCCGCGCAGGCATCGTCGGGATCTCGTCCGGCAACGGGCTGGGGGTGAAGGGAAAGGTCAAGACCCCCGCCGACTTGAACAAGGAACTGGCGGAGTTCTACAAGTAATTCGAAAGTCGACAGCGTACAGTCGAAAAGTCTCGCACCAACGCGTTCCGTCCTTCGCCGGGCGGCGCGGCAGTAAAAATCGAACAAAGGAGAAATAAGACATGACTATCAAGGAGATGATGAAGAGTTTCCACTTCTCCCGCAAGTCGCCCGGCGGTCTGTTCACGCCTGACTACGAGCGGTCAATCCCCAAGGTCCAGCTCCTCGGACCGTGCAAGACGCGTGACGTGGCCTTCACCTTCCGCATGGGTGCTGGCGTCCCCGGCACCGTCACCCGTACCCATCCGGCTTCGATCTTCCAGGCGCTTATCGACAAGAACGCTCCCCCGCTGTACTACGGCCAGGCGGTCCTGATCGACGCCACTACTCTTGGGGTGCGTCCGTTTGCCGCTGGCGACACCGCCGTTACGGCAGCCTACGGCATCACCGTCCGCCCCTACCCCCTGCAGCAGAACACCGCCAACACCCTGGGGTCGGCTTCACCGGCGTTCGGCGGCGGGACTCCCCCGACGACTGGCGTTATCGACATCCTGGTTTCCGGAGCCATCCTCGTCCAGATCAACACCGGCAACTCGACGAAAAACGGCGTGCCGTACATCTGGTGCGCGGCTACTTCCGGCTCCCATACCCAGGGGCTGTGGGAAGTCACCAGTAGTGGTGGCAATACCGCCACGCTCTCGGGCAACAACAATTCCATCTACAACGGCGTGCAGGATTCGTCCGGCGTCGTCGAACTGCTGTTCAACTGCTAACGGAGCGGCTAAACTGGCTACTCGCCACTTCACCAACCAATTTCAAAGGAAAAGGAGAACGCAGATATGTTAACCTACGGAACCAGCCGCTCCGCCACCCGTACGCGGGACGGTGTCGGTGGCCCGATGGACGTACCCCTCGGCCACACCTTCTCTACCCACGACGGGAGGACGGTTGACTCAACCGGAGCCTTCCTGGTGGGCGAACTGGAACGTCTGGACATGACGCTCCACGAACCCCTGGCCGCCGTTACCTGGGGCCGGGATATCGACCTCCGCGAGGATGTAACGATTGCGGACGAGGTCTCGTCCTTCACCCAGTCGACCTACGGCGCACCCGGCGGCCTGGGAACTGGAAATGGAATCGGAACCGGTAAAGCCTGGATCGGAAAATCCACCGACCAGATCACCGGCCTGTCGCTGGACATCGCGAAGATTCCCAACCCCCTGACCCCCTGGGCCATGGAGCTGAAGTGGACCATTCTGGAGCTGGAGTCTGCCGCCAAACTCGGACGGCCAGTCGACCAGCAGTACCACGAGGGAATGAAGCTGAAGCACCAGATGGATATCGACGAGCAGGTGTACATCGGCGATACCACCCTGGGGGTAAACGGCCTTCTCAACAACTCCCTGGTTACGAACGTCGCCAACGTGGCCAACGGCGCTCTCGGCTCCCCCCTGTGGACGCAGAAGACGCCGGATGAGATCCTGGCGGACTTCAACGAGATGCTGACCAGCAACTGGGCGGCAAGCGGCTGGGCAGTGATGCCCGACCGAGTCCTCCTTCCCCCTACGGCTTTCGGCTATATCTCGACCGAGAAGGTTAGTACGGCGGGGAACGTTTCCATCGCCACCTACGTCGAGGAAAACAACATCTCGACGAAAGGCGGCCACGGGAAGCTCAAGATCCTCCCCCTGAAGTGGTGCAATGGGGCGGGCAGCGGTGGTACGGTCGGAACCGGAAACGCTGGACACGACCGCATGATCGCCTACACCAAGGACAAGAAAAGGGTAAGATTCCCCATGACTCTGCTGCAGCGCACCCCTCTGCAGTACGACTCCATCTACCACAAGTCCACCTACTTCTGCCGTCTGGGCGTGGTGGAAGTCGTGTACGCAACCACCCTCTGCTACCGCGACGGCATCAGCTAGCGGGGGCGGAAGCATCAAAAAGGGACGGGGTCCGCACCCCCCAGTCCTCAAACCGAGTACAGAGGAAACAGGAGAAAAAAGACATGGCAAACGAACAACCAGCAGACCGCAATCCCAACGCCAGTATGCCATCTAAACCCGGTGTCGTCAGGACTCCCAACCAGGAGCTGCTCCACACCCACACCCGGATAGTGGAGCGGGACGAGGACCGTCCGAACATGATCCTCGGAACCTCTTCCCAGTCGAAGTCCGCAGCCGACGCCATCCGGGCGGCACAGAAGGCGGGGGAGCCGACCGTCACCATGGTATTTCCCAAGCGAGTCCTCCTGCAGTACAAGCTGGGGCAGCTAGTGGAATTCCTGCCGGGGATACAGGAAGTCCCTGTTAGTATGGCGAATCACCAGTACCTGGAGGCTAACGGGGTACAGAGGTATACGCCGCCGAAGCCCCCGGAGCCACCCGTGATGATCCCAACCGGTGCGCCAGTCGAGGACGAAGACGATCAGGACTTCTCCGAGACTGATGAAGACGAAACCCCGTCACCCGAAGGTGAACAGGCTGTAACCCGTCCGAACGCTCCACCAAAAAAGAAAAAGGGAAAGTAGAGGTAGAAGGGAGACTGTCGACATGCCACTAAAGAAGGGTACAAGCCGGGAGACGATTAGCGCCAATATACGGGAAATGAAGGCCCACGGGCACTCGCAGAAGCAGGCGGTAGCGGCTGCCCTCCACACGGCGCACCCGGAAGGAGGGAAGGACCACGCCCCTTGCGAAGATACCAAGCGAGAGCGACGGGGAGAATTCGACTCCGCTGATGGACCCGAGGGCGCGATCACCGGATCAGGCATGACGGCTCCCAACTTCAACCAGCGCAAGATGAATTTCGCCATCCGTCAGGGTCAGGTCATTTCCCACGACGCCCCGATGCAGTGTACCACGGAACTCACCGTGGCCCAGGTGTCGGAGAACAACCGGAAGTTCTGGGAGCCGCCGGACAAGGCTGGGGTAGGGACAAATCCCCCATCTGGCGGAACGTCTACTGGGGATGATGACCCGGAGTACGATCCATCCGGACGTAAGTACCCCCCGGCCTTACAAGGAAGACGACCAGCCCCATCTCACGACCCATCCGGCTACCCATACCCAAAGGTAAAAAGTGGCCCCGGCCCAAGGAATTACCAGTCTAGTAGCTACCAAAAGCAATCCGAAGAATTCAAAAAGCAACACGGGACTAAACATCTAGAGTAGGCCCTCTTATGCCCGTCACCCGTTCCCAATTCCTTACCGACCTCCCGGAGTTCAATACTGCGGCCAATCCCTCTTCGTCTCCCAACGCCATTTCCTTTTCTACTTCTACTATCGACTACTACTTAGCCCTTGCCAATGCTTCCCTCGACCCCAACCGCTGGGGCGGGGACCCGTCCGTCTGGTTCACCCTTGGCGTGGAGATGTACGTCGCCCACTGGGTAGTGCTCGATACTTCTAACCAGCGGGACGTTCCCCGAGATCGTCTCCCCGGATGGAACAAGGGGGCTGTCGCAGGACAAGGCGCTGGCGGAGTCTCCATCTCCTATGACACGGCGGGGGCACAGGAGCTGGGGGCGGGACACTGGAACCTTACGACTTACGGCACGCGGTACATCAACCTAGCGAGACAGATGGGGGCGGGGCCGATTCAGATAGGGCCAAGCGGCTGCGGCGGCCCCCTGAACGGTCCGGCGTGGCCGGGTCCGTGGTTTGCGAACTTCCCTAATCCTAGTGACTAATGAACAAACGAACTCCCAATTCGCCGAAGATTAAGATGACGGCCAAGCCCCGTCCCCGGTCTCCCTGGGACTCTCCCCCCTCCGTCTACCGCTCCTTTGAGCGCTCCCTGCTCCAGATCGTGCGGGAGATGCTGTCGGAACTGCTGGACGAGGGATGGGACCTGTACTCAGCCGTCCCGGAATTCGACTGGCTACAGGAGCTGGCTAGCCGCGCAGCCGAACGCATGGTTACCCAGGTCCTGGTCACCAGCCAGAAGACGTGGAGGCAGGCGGCGGCGAAATCCTCCTCCGGCTCCCTCATTCGAAAGTCTCTGTCTCAAGAGTTACAGGGTCCGGTAGGCTCTCGTTACCGTCAGCTGGTTTCCGAAAGCGCACGACTGATCTCCTCGCTCCCTGGGGACGCCGCCAAGCTCGTTGCGGTGCGGGCAGCGAGGCGCGGGCTGGAACATGGTGAGCGGGCGCTGTCCGACTGGTCTCTCCTGGGTCGGATCGCCCGCGCCCGTGCACGGTTGATTAGTCGAACTCAGGTTTCCGTCGCCACTTCCGCCCTCACCCAGTCCCGTTGCGACCTCTTGGGCCTCGACTGGTACGTGTGGGAGACTTCCCGTGACGAACGGGTTCGAAGGTCGCATAGGTTAATGCAAGGGGTGATTTGCCGCTGGTCCCATCCTCCGGCTCCCGAGGCGCTGGCTCACGAGAAGTCCCGCCTCGGCCATTATCAGGCTGGAAACTGCCCCAACGACCGCTGCTTCCCCGCTCCCCTGCTCCATCTCCAGGACGTCCAGTGGCCGAGGAAGGTCTGTCCTGATGGCGACCGGATACTGACTATGGGTCTGGCCGAATTCCGTTCCAAGTTCCATTACGAAGGGTTCCAAGGATTCAATTCCCGGCTGCCTCAGGCGGCTTAGTTTAAAGGAGATCTACCT